TTGAACATGTTGTCGTTGATGAAGGACTGGGAGGTGAGGGCGGTGGCCTCCTTGCCGCCGAAGGCGTGGATGGCGTTGGGAAGGGCATCCACGGCATCGGTGTAGTTGAAGGGCTGGGCACCGAGGAGGTTGTAGAGGAGCTGACCGCACTCCAGGGAGGAGCAGTAGTCAACGTTGCTGTCGGGCTGGACGATCCAGATGAGCTCCTTCACGGGGTGGTTGAAGTTGAGCTTGATCTTGTTGGAGGAGGAACCGACGGACTCGTCACCGGTGAACTGGAGCTGCTCGATGAGGTACTCGTGGGGGTTCTGGGCCATGCGCCTGCGCTCGTCGGTGTCCAGGAAGACGTAGTCAACGTAGAGGGAGGCGGCAACGAGGGACTGGTTGTACGCGGTGACGACCTTGCCGCCCTTGGCGGAAGTGGCGCACTGGAGGGAGCCAACCGCCCACAAGCACTCGTCAATGGGACGGATGTCCAGGTTGATCTTGACCTCGTGGTACTGGAGGGCGATGAGGGGGAGGGCAAGGCCGGGGTTGCGGCAGTACCAGAACTGGAAGGGAACATAGAGGGTGGTCTCGGGGAGGGCGTTACGGGGAGCGCAAACCTGGCGAGGGGCGGTGGCCTGGCAGGGGCCATCAACATCATTAAAAGAGGGGTCGGTAATGTAAGTGAGCTGGGTGGTGTTGCCGATCATGGCAAAGTAGCCGTTGCGCTGGTCCACGGTCAGGGTGAGCTGATTCCAGATGTGCATCCAATCACCGTACTGGCGATCAATGCGCTGGCCACCGATCTCAACCTCCACCTGAGAGACGATCTGCTCACCGGGGAAGTCAAGCCAACGGGCATAAACACCGTCCTGAGATGAGCCCTTCATCTGCTGGTTGATCTCGGGGAGAGTGACCTGCAGGTAGGTGCGGTAAGCCAAATCACCGTTGCGGGAAATGGTGCAAGTGACACGGCGACCGAAGTCAGCCTGGCCGTTAAAAGTCTGCTCAATGGACTCCATGGCAAAGTTGGTGTGGCGTTTGTAGGACACCTTCCAGAAGGTAATCTGGGGGTTACCAGTCAAGTAAACGTCTTGGGCGCCATAGGCGACAAGTTGCATTAATCCTCCTCCCATTTTGTTGTTGTTGTGGTTATAATATGCCTAAAGAAAAAAAAATCGGGAAAACAAATGAATTAAACTTAAATTGCGCATTTTGCCATTGCCATTTGCACATTGATTAGTTTAATACATTCATACGTGTGCCGTGGTGCACCGTGCATGTCACTCCAAACTAAGGTTATTTTTCATGAAATGGGTCAAATATTCATCATCTTCATACATTTTATATTGCCCATTGTGTTTCTTGACAAACACGTACCCAAACCCAAATGCAGATGAATTTGAATTTGAAGTTGATGCCGACTGTTTCTTAATTTTCCATCCGCCCTCCAGTGCATTGTGCAAAAAAATGAGCAGCTGCATTCTCTTAAGTTCATTCATTTCTGCGGCGTCCTTGTGGCCCAACGCCAATGCTTTCTCTAAATATTCGGGGGTGTACGTGCATTTGGAACCATCCACATTGTGCAAAATGTACACATTATTGCGTTTTTTTATGCTCCATTTTTGTTCTAAATGTTTGAAAAAAAAGGACATTTGTGCCAGGTCATGTTCTGACAATGCAGATTGGCACAGAAGCTCTGTCATTCCGGCGGTGTGATTTCCTAAATATTATTATAAAATAATAAATAATATGTGATTAACCTTACGCTGGGACACGGAGAACGTTGTAGTTGGTCTCAATGGTCTCCATGGGAAAACCACCGCGTCAGGACTTGCGTTTACGACCTCCGAATATTTTGTAGGCCACATCCGTGACTTTTGTTGTCATTTTGAAGTAGGTGGTTGGTTTAGTTGCAATGTGTTATGCACAATATTGATAAAAAATTTCACCCAATTCCAAATAATTTGATTACTATTACGATAAATAATGTATTAAATATATAAGTTGCATTGTGTTTATTGATCCTAACCCTTTTTGATTTTATTTGCGTCATCATGTCCCCACCCAATAATTCCTTCAAGCACAAAACGAATAAGAAAATCGTGCTGGATGAAAAGAGCATCGTCACGCTGGACAGCAAGCACCGAGAGCATCAAACCAAAATTGCGAAACTGAAGTCCGAAACCATTCCCCGACTGATAAAAGAAAAGCGGATTTTGAAACAACAGCTGCTTGCAAATAATCCAATCAATGCGATTGAATTGCAGGAACGGATTGATGAACTGCGGTCTGTCATCCGCGAGCACCAGCAGGAGTGCAAAAACTACTACTTGGACAATAACGAAATCATATTTGATTACTTTGAAAACAAGCAGCAGATATGCAACGGGAACAACAAGACCAAAATCCTGAATGATTTTTTTCGCGTGAATGGCGAGCCATCCAAAGAAGACGAGCTGAAGCGCATGAATAAAAACAACGTGCAGCGGTATTTGACCAATCTGGATCCGTCTTACATTGATATTAGCAAGTATGTGTTTCAGACCGACGTGTGCCGTTACTGCCACGCCGGCGAAATGATCCCGGTGGAAAATGAAGGCATCATGGTGTGCAACCACTGCTCCATCCACGTGAGCTACCTGGTGGAGAACGAGAAACCGTCTTACAAAGAACCGCCCAAGGAGGCGTGTTTTTACGCTTACAAGCGCATCAACCACTTCAAGGAGATTCTGGCGCAGTTCCAGGCCAAGGAGACCACGCAGATCCCGCCCGACGTGCTGGAAAACATAAAGCACCAGATCAAAAAGGAGAGAATTGATTTGCACACGCAACTCACCGACAAAAAGGCCAAAGAGATTCTGAAGAAGCTGGGGTACAACAAGTACTACGAGCACATCCCGTTCATCAAGGAGAAGCTCGGCATCAAACCGCCCGTCATGTCGCCCGAACTGGAGGAAACGCTGTGCAACCTGTTCATGGAAATTCAGGGGCCGTACGCCAAATTCTGCCCGCAAGACCGCGTCAACTTCCTCAATTATTACTACACGGTGTACAAACTGTGCGAGCTGCTGGACCAGCGCGAATTTCTGTCCTACTTTCCCATGCTGAAGGACCGAGAGAAGCGCATTGAACAGGACGAAATCTGGAAAAAAATGTGCGAGGAACTGAACTGGGAATTCATCCCAACCATCTAAAAAGGGGGACATGCGTCCCCCCTTAAACCCCCTTATTAACCCGTTTGGATTTCTTTCGCATGGTGCGCTTATTTCCCCCACCCCGAATCAAATGGTCGCAGTTCTTTTTCAAGCACTTGGCCTGTTTAGCGTCCATCGGTTTTAAACGCGACCCATTGTAATGCTTCGTTGCGCATGCAGTGTGAGCCTGAATGGCTTGATTGGATGGATTCTTTGCCAGCGAACACTTGCGTTTCAGTGTTTGCATGTAAGCCGCGCGTTCCTTTTCCATTACTTTATTGGGAGTGCATTTGGTGTCCCGGCATTGCATGTATGTTTGCTGTCGCAAATTATGTTCTGCAGCTTTCCAGTATAGTGGCATTGTGTAATAAATTGTATTATATAATGTAATGCGCATATTTTAGTTTAGTGTCTCCTAGTCTTCGTCTTCCGGGACTTCCGGGACTTCCTAGATGTATTTGCGTTTCGCTTAAAACCACCTTCACTTTTTCGTCCTTCTACTGCGACGTCTATTATTTTTGCCTGTATCTCCAGTTTTAATCGTGATAATAAATTAGTGACAAATGGAATCATGTCGGGTGGATAACGTTTGCGTAAAAGATTGTGACGCAACATTTGCTCCAATTCAACAAGTTGCAATAATGAGTATTTCTGAATCAACTCATTGACATTTTGGCTATTTGAATGCAAATAACCGATTGCCTTATTTGTTTTATTTATGCGTTCTTCTAAAATGGATTTCAATCGTTTCATTTCTTGAATGGGTCTTTTTGTGGCGCCCATTTGAATTTCTTTTTCTCCATAAATGATCTGTTGATGCAATATATCAATGAGCGTTTCTCGTGTATTAAGGTTCATATTTGCACTTACAACCAACGGTTCATTCATCAACATCCACACCGATGCTTCTGAATCTCTCACTTCAAATTCTTCAAACTTGTTGTAATTGTTATTCAAAAAATTGTTCATTGCCATGGCAATTTCTTCTGAGCGTGTTCGCGCGGGCAGTCCCGTCAAAGCAAGAATCTCGTCATCAGTTGACATGTTATATAATGAAATTATATCTTCTATGAAATTGCATTATATTTTTAGTTTATATTTATTGTGTTGGAGAGAATTTCTCTCTTCTTCTACATGTTAAAACACCTTAAACCTTGAGCACGTTGCCGGGGAAGCCGACGAGGTTGGCACCGATACCGAAGCCAGCGCCGCTGCGGGCAGACACGGCCAGGGTGGGCACGTAGGTGTCCAAAATGCTAAAGGTGGCCGCAGCAACCAGGGCAATCAGGCCGATCTCATCCAGGTTCAGCTTGCGCTGGGGGATGGCGTAAGCGGCAAGGGCGACCAGCGCACCTTCCACCAAGTATTTAATGGCGCGTTTCACCAACTCGCCTAAATCCAGAACACCGCCGATCATTTGAATTGTGTGAATTGTTGTTGATTATATAATGCAATAAGAAAAAAATAAATAATTTTCATTGCGTTTATGTTTTGAATATCGGCATCACATTTTAATACATTTGTTTAAAAATGGCTTAAAATCAAAACTGAAATATTAAACACGTTGCACACATCATTCATAAACGAACCAAACCAATGACTGACGACAACATCAGAGGCGTGACGCTGCAGAAGCTGCCCGACGGCACCGTGAACCCTAAATACGTGGACCTGCTGGACGAGGACAAGCCCATTGCGGGCCAAAAGTTCGCATGCCTGTCGTTCATTTCCCCGGAGCACATCATCAAGCAGCGCGAGCACTTCTTCTTCCAAGCGTTCGTGCAGCACTGGGACATCCACAAATCCACCGACAAGTTCCTGCAGTTCCTGAATTTCGTGTCCTACAAGTACGGCGTCAAGTTTGACAAGCTGACCGAGGACTTCCAGCAGTTCAAGGAGTCCGAGCGGGAGCTGATCGCAAAGACCGACATTGTGGACGACTACAAGTCGTTCCTGGACCTGAACGAGGAGCGGCTGGACGAGGAGTTCGGCGCCAAGCACGAGTTCCAGACGTCGGTGCGCGGCCTCAAAGTGCGCGGCGTGTTTCCCTCGCAGAAGGAGGCCGAGCTGCGCTGCAAGATGCTGCGCGAGGTGGACCCGAACCACGACGTGTTTGTGGGCCCGGTGGGGCTGTGGGTGCCGTTCCATCCCGAGGCCTACAAGACCGGGCGCGTGGAGTACATGGAGGACACGCTGAACCAGCTCATGAGCGAGAAGAAGAAGAACGAGGAGCAGGCGAAGACAGAGTTTGACAAGCGCGTGAAGGAGGCCAAGCAGAAGGCGATTGACGAGAACAAGGCGCTGGCGGCCAAGAGCGGCAACAAGCTGACGCAGACGCTGAACGAGCAGGGCGAGCTGGTGGGTGTTTCGCAAACCCAAGGGTCCGATTTTGCGGTGGATCCCGAGCCGGCCGACGGGGCAGAGCTCAGCGCGGCCGACATTCGCAACCAGCTGTTCAATGCGGAGAATGTGGTGCTGCATCCGGAACGGTCGGATCACGGCCTGTCGGCTTTGAATAAAGATGTGGACACGACGTCTGCATTTGAAGAGGTGGATTAATATCATGATCATCCAACTTAATGTAATGCAATGTTTTGGTATTTTGCAAATGCAAATACCAAAATAAAATGGCACAACAACCACACCCAATGTGTTTTTTCCATCCAATATAAATATCATTTAATAGTATGTGCATTTGATACATTTGACATATTTGATACATTTGACACATTTGACCACAATGTCGCAACGGCAACAATTGGATTTGGATTTGGACCCCAGCAACTACACGGACGAAGAAATATTTGCGTTGTTCAATCTGGATTCGTCAAAATGCAGCATGTCCGAAGCGGATTCCCGCATTTCGGATTCGCTGTTCCAGCTCGCAGACATCAACCGCAACAGTGACAGTCCGCATGACTACACCCGATTCTTCACGCAGTGCCGAGACATAATCACGCGAAAAATCGGGGAGCGCACGAAGCCGCATGACGCATCTGCATTTGCTGGTGCAGTAGCAGCAACCGCCTATCGCCCTTTTAAACCGCACCAGCCGGACACGCTGCAAATCAACTATTCCACTCCGCCGTCCAACTACGACGCGTTTCACCGCGAATCGGAGGTGAATGAGGGAGGCGCATATGCCAAGCGAAACATTCCTCCCGTCATCAATGCCTACAATTACAAGTTCCCAACCGGCGTGCTGAACCCGATTGAGCGCCGGGTGATTAAGCGGTTGCTGTCCATGGACACGCTCTTTCGCGCAAGTTACGATTCCTCCAGCGCCACGAATTCCTCCTGGGTGCTGCCGTATCCCGTGGAAAATGTGGTGTCCATGAAGATCGCGTCGTTGCAAATCCCGAACATGTGGTATGCGTTCTCAGAACTCGCAAAAAACAACCAATTCACGGTGACCATCACGGGAATCAACGTGGCGCCATACACGCCGTCGCAAGTGTACGCGAATGAAATCGTCATTCCGGATGGAAATTACACGGGCGCCCAATTCGTGCAGTGCATGAACAACCTGTTTCAAAACACGATGAACGGCATGGAATTTTTCCAGATGACGATCAACGCGCAAACCGGAAAACTCATGCTATCCCAGACGTATTTGGTGGTGAACCAAACCAACAGCCCAACCCTGACGTACACCGTGACATTTGACAATGTCAGCAAATACGACAAATTCTACACGCACTGCATCACCGAGTGCGAATTTGAGCTGCTGAAGAAGCAGCACTCTAAGGAGTATTACAATGCAAACATCAAGTCCATCAGCAAGACGGCGGGATGGATGATGGGATACAAGCAACCGATTTACACGCGCACATGGGCTAATGTGACGGTGGATTCGGTCAGCCAAGTGCCAGCGGTCACATACCATGCTTCTTTGGTGGCAGAGTCGGCTTATGGTGACAACTCCATTTGGAACTACATGTACGTGGATGTGGACGACTACAACAAGAATTTCATAACGAACAGCATCATTGCGCAAACGGGGGATTCGTATTTGGGAGTCAACATTTTGGGGAGAATCCCCATCGGCAACGAGCAGCTCATCGTCATCAATGATTCCGGCGGCGATACGACGTTCAAGACGCGCGAGTATCTGGGGCCGGTGCGCCTGGAAAAGCTGACCATCCGGCTCCTGGACAAGTTCGGCAGCGTCGTTCCGCCGAACGGGAACGACTACTCCATCGCGTTGGAACTGCAGGTGCTTTACAACTGAACAAATAAATAAATGGAATAAAAAATGGTTGATGGTTGGTCACATTGGATTGGATGTGCGTCACATTTACATCACGTATGGAATGTAATACTCTTCTGAGTCGGAAATTTTTTGCAACTGTTTTTGCGTGTAACTGCGTCGTTGTTTTTCTTGCCATTTTTGCTTCTGATGGAGCATTTGCTCCTTTTTCATTTGAGAAGGCTCATGGCAGCATCCGCAGTGGTCTTCATTCGCTTGATCCACTTTGGAATTCACGACCCTGGGGTCGTAGTGCAGCTGCCACCTTCCTAATTTGGTAGTGGTGGTGGTTGCATTTGCAGCGGCGGGTTTCAGCATTCTTCGGATAAAATTCATTGGATTGTCTTATTGGTTGGGTGGGCAATGTTATTGCTTATTGTCTGAATGCTTGGATTTGGCATTCAATTTTTAAATCAATTTTCAATGTGAAAAAATTGATTTAAATTGATTTAAATTTATGATGATAACATGCTATTTACAAACCAAGACCACACACATGTATTCCGAGATTTTCAACGGCGACTACACGATTCAAGTGGGTGCAAACCAGGCCGAGAATGACGCGCTCATTAAAAAGGCGCCGCAGCACGCCATGTGGTTCCATTTGAAGGACTTCCCCAGCGCGCACGCGGTGGTTGTGAACACGGCCAAAGCGGGCGCTTACGACGCCGACATCATTCGACGTGCCGCCATGCTGGTTAAACATCGCGCGGCACCAGGCGTTCGTAGCCTTCAAAATGTCGGCGTGAATTACTTGCCCGCAAAATACGTGCGGCGCACCGAAACCCCTGGTAAAGTCATCATGCTTAAGGCCGCCAAATGCATCCAAGTGTAGTATCTGCGCCTTGTTGGGTTTATTTTGTCCATTTTCTCTCATTTTACAAAATCAAATTGATAAATTTTGGGCAACATATGGCGCACAAACGCACATGTTGGGTCATTCTAACACACAATTATGGTTTCTTGAAAGTAGGATTAGAGAGAAATTCAACAGATAAAATAATTAAATAAATCAATTAATAAATCATCCAAATAGTATTCCATTTTTGAGCACATTAAATCCGAATCCATGGTTCATCCAATGAATGAGGGGGTCTACGCAGTGGACGCATGTCCCCCCGAGGAGGGGTTTGGGGAACTACGTTCCCCAATACAGTAATAATAGTCGGAAATGACCGTCTTGGCTTTGACGTATCGGCTCATTTTTGCGGCGCACACGCCTTCTGACAAGGCGGCGTTTGCAATCGTGGGCCATGAACCCAGTAGCTGGTGCGTGGTCGCCTCCCGTTTTTCCACTTTTTTGCCTGTGGTCGCAGAGAATGTGTTGCTGGCATTCGTTATCGCATAATAATCCTCGCGCAATGAGATGCCATAATAGCCCTCATTGTTTCCCTGTTCGGTCCACACGGTCGCTTTCAGTGCATGCGGCGATGCATTCAAATACGCCTTCAGATCCTTCATGTCTGCGTCTGTGGATGTTAGCCCAACCGTCGGCTTCCACTTTTGATACTCTTTGAGCAACACCGAATTCAAAATCTTGCCGCAGTCGGAAAATTGGCACCGTTCAAACAAAAACGTCTCCGCATTCGGACTCAGTGAAAGCGATGATACATCCGATGCTGGCATTTTTTTGTATTCCACCGTTTTCAGTTTCACGCCAAGGTAGCCGTGCACCCCGCGAATGCGTTTGGCCTTGAAACGCACATCCAAATAGTTCTTCAGCGCATGGAACGTTTCC